GCCAGAGTGATGGACTCAGCGACACGTTGATCGAAGTATCGGAACCACCGATTACCCAACGCACCATAGAGACTGTTCATCAGAATCTTGATCGACATCTGTTGATTGTCAAGAGTCGCAATCTTATTGGACAGTTCCCTACTAGGATTCTGTTCGTACTCTTGTTGCGCCTTCAACATCTCGTCTTTGATGGTTCGTCGTTCACTGTAGTACTGACGAATGATACTGGGAATCACTCCCTCCTTCTCACGAGAGAACCTGACACCACTTGGTGCCAAGGCATACTTACCATCGTGTTCTGTCATGCCACGCAACATGTGTTCTACACTGGTGTGCACCAGACCATCTACCACAGTCTCGGGCGACATGTTGTATTGGACAATGATGTTGGGATATAGAGAGTTCAAATCGAAAGAGGTTACCCAATCGTGCGAACCTACTTGGGGTTCCTTCACATAGCCACCAGCATAGTCGCCCTTGGGCTTCTCAATCTTGGGTGGTACGACCACCTTCTTGTTATGCAAGAGTCGATAGAGGATACTGTCCCAGATCGCAGTCGTACCCAGCACATCTTCGTAGTTCACACCACCACGATATGCCATGGTCATTGCAAGAGTCAGGATGCCTAACTTCTCTTCGAGTTTGTCTACAAGGTCAACGTCTTTGATGTTGTAGTCAATGAACTTCTGGTGGTCTTCCTTGTACAGAGTGTACAGGTTACCATGTTCCTCGTAGGACAGCTTACGTTCACCCAACACCACGTGAGCAATGTGATCCAATCGATAGGACTCTTGTTGACCCAGAGTATTGTAGGTGAACTTCTTGAACAGGTCATAGTAATCCAACTGCGCGATACCCATGATGTCATAGGTGTCAGTCTCGTTCATACCAAACTTGTTTGCGCGAACCTTACGAGCACTGACCACACCCCAAGGTGAGAATCGTTTGACCGACTCCTCACCGATGACCTTTCTTGTTCTGTTTACAAGATAGGGAATATCGAATCCCTTGGAGTTCCAACCAGTCACCACATCGGGCGAACCATGGTTCTGCCAGTAGTTCAGAAAGGAATCAATCAGTTGCAACTCTGTGTCGCATTGGTTATAGATTGTATTATCGTTGGGACTGTATTCACCCAGACCCCAGACACGGAAGAACTCCTCGTTGCTGGCCTTGGTGCAGATAGAGATGATGGGATAGTTTGCTTTGTCAGGTTCGGGGAATCCCTCATCGGACTGTACCTCAATATCGATAGTAGATACGACGATCTGGTCACGGTCAAAGGCGATGTCTTTGGGGAACTCTTGTGTGATGAATTGGTTGATGAAGTTGTTCATACCATAGACCTTCATGGTAGGAACATGTTCGTATTGCTTGATGAAGTCAGTCGCGTCTCGCATAGAGTCAAACTCTATTGGTGCAACCGATTTACCGTCAAGGGTCTTCCAAGGGGACAGTGTACCCTTAGATGGTGTTTGTGATGGCACATATAGTGTTGGTTTGAAGGGTATGCGTTTCTTGACCCGCTCCCCGTTCTTGTATCCACGATAGAGGATCGTGTTGCCGTATCGTTGTACTGATGTATAGAACTTCATTATCACCTCATAATTAGACGGACATTATACACCATCGGACGAGGAATGTCAATCAATAATTTTGAAATATGGACTCCTTTCCCATGGTGGTTTGTCCATCCCGTGATGGGCCTGCGTGATACCAAAAGACTTGGATATCACTTGAGTAGAAGCAAGAGTGAAGGGTGTCTTCTCTTTTGCATAAAAGTTGTAGGTGTCACGTAGTGCCTCGGACGAACCACCCACGTTTACATGGTCTGCATTAGGGTGGTGGCACATCCACCGGAATCCAGCATTAGATGGGTTGTCTGACATGTAGGTCTTAACCAGTCTCTCCATGCATCCAAAGGGCCCACCGTTCAGTGGGAATCCTCGTTTCAATAATAAGTGTGTCATGTACTTCGCAGCATCTTCGGACACAGAGTAACAGGACATGAACAATCCATGGTTGGCATAAGCCAGGTTGTGTTCCATCGTAAAATCAAACTGTCGTTCAAACTCATCAGCGTCCAACAAATACGAATCATGTTCCATCACATAGAATCGTGCCCCACCCTCTGCACGTTTGTGTAAGAACTGCCAATGCGAGATGTCTCCTGCTCGTTCAGACGGACTACTGTTCTCACCTCTCTGCAATCCGTGGAGTAAAGGTTTCCAGTTGTATAGGGGTTCGAGATCAGCAATCGTATCGGGAGTATAACACTGTACGACTTCGATGTCAAGGATGTATTGTTTCGCCCATGACTCCAGTGCTATCTCTGTGTATTGTACAGAGATTGGATCGTCTAGGTTGGCTAACATGTATGCTTTCATAACAAGAAAGGGGGCAGTTTCCCGCCCCCTGATTTTTTAGAGAATCGGTTGAAAACAAAGTACCATCGCGCCGATGACACTTAGACACAACGTCAACTCAGATTTTGAGAAAGGTTTGTCGTTCATTTTTATCCCCGTTAATCGATTTTGATTTTACGAGGCTGCTTCTCTTCTGGGATTTCTAACTTCAAGGTTACTGCAAGAATACCGTCCTTTAGAGAGGCTCCGGTTACTTGGACATACTCCGATAATCGAAACTGACGCTTGAAGTTACGGGTAGATATTCCACGATGGATAACCTCCCTCTCTTCTGTATCAGATTCGCCTGTAATCGTGAGTGAACGCTCTTTCTGTTCTACGTTGATGTGTTCCTGTTTGAATCCCGCAACAGCAACTTCAATAACAAACTCATCATCCGTCTCTTTGATAATATTGTGAGGCGGATAGTTGTCATTAGCATGTTTCGTTGCGTATTCCAGTTCGTTGAACAAATGGTCGAAACCAATGAACGCGGATTTTGGAAAGAGTTGTTTACCTACTTTTAGGTGTGTCATGTCGCTATATCTCCTATGTTTAGCAAGATCAAAATAACTACCCGATGATTCGGCATAGTCACATCTATATATGCGATTTAATTTTTTTAGATAAAGGTGGCTGGATCGCAATCAGGGTCACTCTCAAATCCAAATGAGAATGTAACCCGTGATACACTGGGTTGAAGTTGGTGCCATGTACCCCGTGGCAACCATACGGCATCGCCTGGCTGCATGATACGAATGTCATCAGTGTTTCTAGGTTCTTCGGATTGCCCTATGGTAATCTTACAAGGATTAAGTATCTGGACTAGAAAAACATCCATGCTGTCCGCATGTCTAGGGTAAGACCCAGAGTACTGTCCGAATCCACAGAAAGCAATGTTCGTAACATGGGGATGTCCCTTATCGTATTTTTCTTTCTTGGGTGCGGGTTCAGCAAAGAGTTCATGCATCTCCGCAACAACATCTTTTGCGAACTGAGGAGCAGACGGCCTTGTATGAAACTCGTTCAGACCCAGCCGTTGTTTCTCTCGGTTCCAGTCATATAACCGTTCTGGATGAGTGTCAACCAGACGAAGCATTTCGTCCCAAGTGATATCAAAATCCGTCTTAGTCCACCAATGCTTCTTTTGTCTGATCTCATCTAGGTGTTCAGCAAACCCAATCATTTGTTCCCGATGTTGTACTTAGGACACAGTTCCCATTCACTCTTGTCCTTGTATCCAATGATCTTGATTTGACGTAGAGGCGCACAGTCTTGTGCCACTTCCTTGTTCTGGATCTCGACCAGACCCCAGTCAGATAACAGTGTTGCGATTGTATTCCTACGTTGCACATCACTCTCTTCTAGGTTGGCCTTCTTACCATCAAGCATAAACAGTTCTTTGAAATGGACAATATAGTATCGCCCCTGTTTATGCAGGATGTGGCACGACTGGAATAGTTTTTGTTCTTTGCGTGACGCTACACCGATACGGGTCAACGTCTCACGGACTTTGAGGAAGTCATCGGGTTCAGCTAGAGTGATCTCTAGCATATTCACTGGACTCCATGAAACTAATTTATTTTCTTCCACCTTTATACACCTTATTCTTTATCGCTTTGATCTGAGAAGGTGTGAGAAGAGATAGGATTTGTCGTGCCTTTTCATTACTGTATCCATAGTATTCTTTCACCGACTCAAGGTCGTTTTCTACGTCAGGTTTTACCCACTTGGAGAAACGCTTTCGTTTCCTTACCATATTTATAAGAAACTGATATTGTAGACGCGAGTCCAGTTGGTGATACCTGTTCATCTCGTTTGCGATGACAGCGGTGTCGGAAAAGTATGAAAGGGATCGATTGACCATGAAAGAGTTGTATGCTTTCTCATCATCAGCCGTAACCATGATGTCTTTCTTAGACAGGTTAATACTGTTTACATAATTAAAGGGGTTCATGATTTCATAATCCAGTTCGTTTGCATAATGGGAGTATTCCCATCCTCAACTAATATACCACACTTCTCAAGAAATGTCAATCCTTCTTCGGTTCGATATCGTTCTTTGTAAACGACTCGTTCAATTCCTGATTGATAGATAAGTTTGGAACATTCGAGGCAAGGGGTACAGGTTGTGTAGAGAACCGCACCCTCCGCCGATTCTGTTGATTTCGCAACCTTTGCGATAGCATTCGTTTCCGCATGTAGTACTTCAGGTTTAGTAGTAAGTTCCGAATGGGAGTCGAGTTTGAAGAAGTCGTTGCCAGTGTATTCACACTCATTGTCCCATCCACTAGGCATACCGTTATATCCAATGGAGATGATTCGGTTATCTTTTACGATAACACAACCGACCTTTCTCCGTTTCGCAGAAGACAACTGTGCGTATATCTCTGCGACCTCTAGATGTGCCTTATCCCACTTATTCAATTGCCCAAAGTTCCATCTGTTTTGGAACCCATTGCCCATCAACCTTAGTCAGTGTCGCAGGTTGATGAGGCATTTTCTCCTCCATACGTGGGACAATAATCACATACTGTCCCGTGTATTTATCAATAGTATTCCCGTAAGAATCTTGCTCTAAGTTTTCTCTCGACTCGGTGTCGAGCATGTACTTGATACTCATAATCCAATCAATCCCCACCCGTGATTTGCCACGGCATTTAATATAATAAACCAACATGTCGCCATGTGTGTCACCCACCATACAGTCCTAATGGCTGCAATGGTATCTGCTTGTCGGTCAGTCTCCCCGACTTTCTCCCCGAGCGATCTCGCCCAGAGTCTCCACCAAACGCCTTTCTTCTTCTGGTTCATTGTCCTCCCCATATCGGCCACGAGTCCTGTTACCGTCGCTGTTTAGTTCGGTAAGATCCTGTTGAAGATGCTTAAAGTTTCGCGGTTGTTGTTCCACTGAACTATTCCTTGTTATCATGAGTGCGTTTGTATTTATAATAATCGCGCAACGATAACTCGTAATTGTCCCATAGAAGGTTAAATTTATAGTCGGACATCTCTTTGACACCGATCAATACATTCATGAGTTTATCAGCATGTTTGGCAGGAAGATCACCGAAGAACTCATCATCTCCAATCATCTCCAAGATAAGTTGAAGGTCATCAACAATACCCCATGCTCGCATGATATCGTCTTCCATTTTCTGCATTGGTGGTTGGTAAATCATTCGTCCATCTCCAGTGATTTCATCGCCTCCAAGATCTTGAGTGCCTGATCCAACAGTATTTGAGATTGTTTCTCCAGTTCCATGGCCTGTTCCGCCACTTCGATAGACTGTTCAATGATTTCATCTAGAATCACCTCCTGATCCGTAAGTTCAGGGATGACCAGTCGGTCATAGGGAAACGGTATTACATTGTCCGACATTACACATACTCCACATTAGCCATGCACTCGGTGAGACAGGCGACTAGGTTAAGTTCATGGTCTGCAACAAACGCATTCTTGTACTGATAATCAGCGAGAATGAGTACCAACTGTGGTACGGACGTAGGTGCAACATTACCTTCCATAGAATCGTAGATACCACGGAAGACGGCAGCCGGTTCAACGTCCATGTTGTTGACCACCCAACTACGCATCTTCTTGAAGTCCTTGTCTTTGAGAGACTTGTAGAGACCCGCATAGTTGGAGTTCAGATCATTTACGATCACAGAGGTATTTAGTTTACCAGAGATAGAGTGACGTTGGCACTCGTTCAGTACACGCCTCCAGTCGGGTGCATACTTGGTGATCACACCAGCGAGAACCTCGTTGTTGTACTCAACACCTTCACCGTCAAGGATAGTCCGTAGACGTTCCATGAACTGACTGCACAGTACAGCCATGATCTTCTTGGAGGTGTTGAACTCATACACACCACACCGTGAGTGCAGAGGTTCGATCACCTTGTTCTTGAAGTTACAGGTCAGAATGAATCGACAGTTCTGAGAGAACTCTTCGATGAAACCACGCAGTGCGGGTTGAGTTGACTGTGCGTTAAGGTAGTCCGCCTCATCAAGGATAACAACCTTGTAACCGCCAGAGAGAGAAACGGATGAGGCGAACTGTTTGATCTTACCACGAAGGGTGTCGATGTTGCCTTCTTCAGAACCATTGATGACAATGTAGTCAAGACCAAGTTCATCACAGATGGCACGTGCGATTGTGGTCTTACCCAGACCGGCAGTGCCAGTGAACAACATGTTTGGAATCTCACCGGAGTCTACGATCTTCTGAAAGGTGTCTTTCAGATCATCAGGTAGAACTGTGTCGGCTACGGTAGACGGGCGATACTTCTCAACCCAGAGGAATTCGTTAGACATTTAGTCTCCATAATAAAAGTGTTTCGTATGTTGTACATTGTACACTATATGAAACGGAAAGTCAAGAAAAAGTTCGGGGATGGGAGGGAAAGGAGACCCCCCACCCCCACGACATTTCTGCCGTTATTCATCAACGCCCTGTTCGGACTGATACTCTTCACAGAGTTGAATGATCTGAACTGCTTGATCACGCAGTTGACCAATGGTTGAGAGTTCCTCTCCTTTGATTGCTCCTCGTTGAACAATAGTGTCGATCACAGCCACACATGAACGTGAGACGCGATTCCCCAGTTCGTAAATTGCTGTATGATCTTTTTGTGCCTTTGCCATCTTATGCTCCGTAAGTCGATGATTTTTCAAGTGCGATAAAGTATTCAATCGCTGATTGTTTACTCTTGAACTGAGAGATAAGTTTAGAACTTACACCCACCTCAAAGTCTTCGTTGACAACCTTCAGGTTACCAACATTCATGATGAAGTTGAAATCAACTCCTTCAGGGTATGTACCCTCTACGTCAATAGAGAATGCATTACTCGTTGCGTCTTTACTGTCAATGACAGACAAACGTACCGCACCAGTTACGGGCGTGATAGAAATCTCTTCGTGACCCAGTGCAGCCGCAGCACGTTTGACTTTACCCAACGTGTCTGTATCTAGGACAAAATTAACTTCTGCATCTGGCATGGTAATATTCTTGCCAGGCGAGGTCAACATCTCAGGGTCAGAGAAGAAGTACTTCACAGATGAACGACCAGTAGAGTCACCCACTACGACATAGTCTTTCTCGAACTTGAGTCGAGGCGAGTCCACTAGGGATAGGACATTCAAGAACTCAGGGAGATCATAGATGCCAAATGACTGAGGGAATGCCTCACTCAACTCAGCGGTGGACAACACATTGCGAGCTACCGAGATAGTCTTTAGTGTGCTGCCTTCAGTGATAACAATGTTCGGATTGATTGTTGCATAGTTCTTCAGAACTTGCAGTGTATTGTCGGTTAGTTCCATAATGTATTTCCTTTACGATTTTGTGGACAGTATAATACCACAGTGGGTTACAAATGTCAAGACTTTATTTTACTAAAGTTCTTTTCTTTTACAAACTCGATTTTGCGCTGGAAGGCTGCATCCTCAAGTTCACTCTTGTGAGAGATAACAAACACATTGGTATCCTCACCAAGCGTCTCAATAATCTTCATGAGGTTTTCAATACCCTCTTCATCCAGAGACGAGTCAAAAGTCTCGTCAAGGATCAGTAGATTGGTTGCGACACTATTCTTCATCTTCGCGATCTGTCTCCACGTGAATAGTAAGGACAGATCAATACGTTGCTTCTCACCCTCAGAGAATGAGTCATACGAGAATGCATCACGATGTCTAGATCGGATAGTCTCTTGAAAACTCTCGTCAAGATCAAAGTGAACGAAGAAGTCTAGTATCTGTAAGTACTTGTTGGTCAGCTGGTTGATGACAGGCAAGTACTGTTTGATGATCTTGGTCTTGATGCCCGTGTCTTTCAGTAACTCAGCATACACTTGATTGTAAGAGTGCTGCTCGTTCAGTTTGTACTTACATTCCTGTAACTTTTCCTTACTGCAACGCAGTGTTTCCAGTTCAGAGTTGGCCTCGGACAGATCACCAGTCTCATTATCAATACGAGATAACTCATTATTCAATGTATCGATGTTCCGGTTAATCGTGGCAATGCTCTGGTTGTTCGCATTCACCTGTCCCTGCCACTCACGCAGAATATTCTGTTGAGTATACAGTGCCTCCAGTCTACCGTCAAGTTCTTTCTTCTTGGCATCGTACATGTCCAAGGCCTCAGCAATAGTAGTCGCGGTAGACCTACACTTATCAAGGTGACTCTTCTTAGTCTCTTCGTCAATGTCCTGACTACACGTGGGGCAGATATCATGCTTCTCAAAGAACTTGGCTTGTTTCACCACCTCCTTCTGTTGACTCTTGAACCCAGCAGCATACTCGTCCAGTTTCTTATCCTCGGTGGTGGACGTACTGATCTGGGATTCAATATCAGGAGACTTCTCTGCTACATCTTTAGATAGTTGCACGTTCTTATCATTCAGCACCCGAATCTCTTCCTGTAGTGACTGGATGGTTGCCTGTTTCTCTTTCTTCTGTTGTGCGGAGATCTCACTCAGGTCACGGAGATACTTCTTCTGTGCATTGATCTTGGTGTCTACGATATTCAGTTGATGAGTGTTCTCGTTCATCTGATCCTTCAACTGAGCCATCTTCTCTTTGAGGATACCGTTCATCTTACTGAACATGTTGATGTCCAACAGATCTTCGATCACCTCACGACGAGAACCACTCGCCAGTTGCATGAACGGCACAAACGACGATGACCCCAACACCACGATCTGGTGAAAGGATTTGTGATTCAACTTGATGATGTTCTTCTCAAGAATAGACTGGTATTCTTTCGCATGGGAACTCTGGTTGATCATGTTGCCGTTCACCCAGATCTCAAACTTGTTAGGTTTGATCCCACGGATGACTTTGTACTTCTGCGTACCAATAGAGAACTCTACCTCGACAAGCGTACCCTTGCCGTTGATAGAGTTGATGAGTTGTGGTTTAGAGATCTTCCGATGTGGCTTACCAAACAGACCAAACGACAGGGCATCCAACATAGTGGACTTACCCGCACCGTTATGACCTACCACCAGAGTAGTAGGCGTCTTACTGAAATCAATCTCAGTAAAGTTATTACCAGTCGATAGGAAGTTCTTGAACCTTAGTTTTTCAAAGTTAATCATTGCGTAATTCTAACATACCCTTCAGTGTTTGTCAAGTACTAATCTTGACGATAAAATATATGTGCCCCGATCCTACCGATCAGTCTCATGTTGCGATCTTTACTCCACTTGGGTAGTACATATGTAGCATGGTAGTGAGTCGCGCCCTCAGTGATGCCACGCATCTCGTTGTTGGCAAGAACATTGTATGCAAGGAGTTGTGCTTCCTGCCAACAGTCCTCGTCAAGAGGTTCATCATCAAGACCATCACAGAACCAACTAAACTGACACTTATGCTTCAGTGGGACTTCCCGACCACGTTCTAGATGCCAGTCAGATAGTTTTGCTTGCTGTACCACACCACACACTGTATCTGGGAATCTGGTATGTTCCACACGATTGAGAGTCACATCTGCAACTGCCATCCGACCAGCATAGTTATCGCTACGGGCCTCATGATAGATGTTCAATGCAAGACACTGCAATTGTGGATTATCATAGGGGAGATCAGGTTCTTCTACCGGAACAATCACCTCTTCTACTACAGGAGGAGGAACCACTTCCTCCGAGCTTCCAACAAAGAAAAAGAATGTTCCTGCGGCCGCAACCATAAGTGCACCCGCAAGAGTCTCTACTGTTTCTGTAACTTTAGATGTTCGATTCGTCAAGATCCTCTTCCGTCAAGCCACACCAGTTGCACGGATATCCTTTCTCAGTTCCAATGTCCGTTTGTTCTACTATACAGTAGTGATCCCAGAACTCCAACTGAGTCGGGAATCCATCGTTGAACCCTAGTCCCATATCCTTCTCCTCATCTTGTTGATAGAATGCATTACTGGGCAAATCTTTTCTAAAGATTCGATCATAGTTGTCGCGATAGTTGTCGGAAGGAGCCTTGCTCCGAATACTATCTCCGGTAACATCGTTCTTGGCGGACATTAGACTATCTCCATACTCTGAGCCTCTTTCATCAAGTTCGAGACTTCTTTTTTGATTCGTCCTTTATCTAGGTCAGTGCTTACAGCATCGATATAGTTGTAGATCAAAGTCTCGGTATCTTCTACCGACACCTCATCATCCACATTCGCGCCAGTGAACTCGGAGAAGTCCTCTGCGATCTTGAGTTCGTGAATCTTCTGAGCCTGAATACGATCAACAAACCGTTCAAACTCATAGGCGTCACCCTTGTTTATGACAATCAGTTTCACGAACTTGTTGTCAAGATAGGACAAGTCCTTGAACTTATTCATGTTCTCGTGATCGTAGTAGATCTTCTCGTAGATCGTGATGGGGTTACGAATCGCTTCCAGTTCTCTTGTTTCGGTATCAAGCACATGGAAGTGTTTGGGATCATCACAGTCATTCCAGAAGAACTCCATCTGAGATCCAAGGAAGTGAATGTTGTCCTGCGATGACTTGGCGTGAAAGTGACCCGACATCACCATATCAAACCGGCTGAAGATCTTCCTATCCATGCCGTCCATGCAAGGCATACCCTTCTGCATATCAAACCCTGCAACCTCAAGGTGTGCACCCACAAGAGTTGCTTTGGTATTTGAAAGAAACTCTAGCGTGTCTTTCTCATTCTCAGGGTTGATCCAAGGTATCAGTGCTATCTCCGTACCATCGTAGTTCATCACCGTTGGTTTCATAATCAGGTTCACTTCGTTCATGTAGTGACCCTGTAGTTCTTTTAGTGCGTTTAGTTCGTTGGTGTTCTTGTAGTACACATCATGGTTGCCACAGATGATATCCATAGTGATACCATTCCTACGCATAGGTTCCAAGAATATCTTACGGTTGTGATTCAGAGCCTTGAAGTTGATTGTCTTGCGATTGTCGTAATAGTCACCCAAGTGCATGATGTGTTTGATGTCATTCTCTAACAGGTACGGAAAGAATACCTCACTATAGAAGCGTTCTTGGTATGCCATAAAAATGTCAGATGAATTACGGATACCCGCATGGGTATCGTTTAAGATTGCGATTTTCATATATCAGTCCAATTTTCCATAATATTAACATTTCTCACGGGGTTTGTCAAGCCCTAATATGGTACTGGTCGAGGGACTCGAACCCCCAACCGACGGCTTAGAAGACCGTTGCTCTATCCAGTTGAGCTAGACCAGCTGTTAATCAATAATAAAATCACTCAAATCTGAGTCTGCCTTGACGGTACGTCTCTTACGTTCCTTCTTGACAATATCCTTCCACTCGGCGTCCCTTGCTTTGACCTCATCGATACGAAGTCTCAGGGTATCAACATATGCTTGGGTAACCTGAATGGCATCATCTTCAGCTAGATCGTTATCAAATCTATCCTCAACACCAAGATGACCCAAGTATCTAGACTTGATTTCTTGTTGTTTCTTCTCTTTCTCAATACGACGAAGGAATGCGAACCACGAGATCTGAGTGAAGTATGCAAAGGC